GTACCAGTTTTGGCCTACAGTCCAGATCGTGACAAGGAGGCTCGCGCCCATGCCAGCTCCGCACTTTTGGAGGATGGAAGGATTTTCTTCCCTTCCAGCAGAAAATGGGCTAAAGATTTAATTGATATATGCGCGGCGTTCCCAGCACATCCTAATGATGATGTTGTTGATACATGCACACAGGCTTGGCTACGGTTGCGAAAAGGATGGTTTGTGGGTCATAGTGAAGATCCAGATGATGACGATTTTGTAGAAACAAGAAGGATGACGCTCTATGGCTGAACCAGAAAACATTATCCCGTTTGCTGAAGGCGCTCCATCAGACGATCTAATGGTCGAACAACTTCCAGACGGCGATGTTCTTATTGGCGATCCAGAGTTGGATATGATGGAAGAATTGGAAGACGCAGAGTTTGATCAAAACCTTGCGGAAACCATTGACGAAAGAGAGCTGGCGCGAAAAGCGCAGGAGCTGATTGGCTTTTTTGAAAACGATAAAGAAGCCAGATCCGAATGGGAAAACCGCTACAAGCAAGGATTGAAGACGCTAGATCCAGACGGTGGCCTTGATGAAAGCGAAGATGAACGCGCAACTCGCGGTCTGTCCATCGTCATCCACCCAATGATTGCAGAAGCAGCAACTCAGTTTAACGCTCGCGCTGTTGCGGAGCTGTACCCATCAGGTGGTCCAGTCAAATCTGTCATCATTGGCGAGCCAGACGAGAAAATGGAAGAGCAAGCTCGCAGGGTGCGCGAGTTTATGAATTACCAAATCACGCAGGAAATGCCTGAGTATTTCCCTGATCTGGATCAAATGCTGTTTCACCTCCCTCTGATCGGCCACACCTTCAAGAAAGTCTGGTGGGATGCTAATATGGATCGGCAGTGCAGCCAGTTTGTAAAGGCTGAAGACTTTGTGGTCGCCCCAGAAAGCAAGGATCTCTACACCTCGCCGCGATATACGCACGTCATCCGTATGCCGAAGAATGACTTCAATCGATATGTTAAAAACGGTTACTACCTCCCGACAGCCTACATTGGTGACAGCGTAGATCCCATCGATGACGTGATCGGAGAGATCGAAGGCGTTGATGAATACAGCGAAAACAGCCAAGACGATGTGATGACGCTGCTCGAAATGCACGTCTATGACTTGTTCGAAGGCATCGATGGCCAAGAAATGGATAGCGATGAGGCAGACGAAAACGCTGTCGCCATTCCATATGTCATCACAATCGATTATGAAAACCAGCGCGTTGTCAGTGTTCGACGCAACTGGAAGCAAGATGATGAGGCCAAAAAGCGCCGTGACTGGTTTGTGAGCTACAAGTTCCTGCCCGGTTTAGGCTTCTATGGCTTTGGCCTGTATCACATGATCGGCGGGTTGGGCAAAGCAGCGACTGGATCGCTTCGCGCTCTGCTCGACAGTGCAGCATTTGCCAACATGCAGGGTGGCTTTAAGCTGCGTGGCCGCGTTAATGGCGGCGACATGCAAATCAGCCCCGGTGAGTTTGTGGATCTCGACAGCACAGTCGATGATGTAAACAAGGCAATTATGCCTTTGCCATTCAAAGAACCAAGCAGCTCGCTGTTCAGTTTGCTGGGTTACATTGTTGAAGCAGGCCAGCGTTTTGCCAGCACTGCTGATCTCAATGTCGGTGACGTGAACCCCAACGCCCCAGTTGGATCTACAGTTGCGCTGATCGAACAAGGGTCGAAAGCATTTAGCGCAATTCACAAGCGCCTGCATTACGCACAAGGCCAAGAATTTAAACTTCTGGCTGGCCTAAACGCAGAGAATTTGCCTGATGAGTTTAGCTTTGCGAAGGTTGGGGCGGCAGATATTATCTATCGGACTGACTTCGATGATCGCATTGACATCGTACCAGTGTCAGATCCAAACATATTCTCAACAGCCCAGCGCATTGCACAGGCGCAAGCTGTTTTGGAAATGTCTAGATCAGCGCCACAGCTTCACGATCTTTACGAAGCATACAAGCGCATGTACGAAGCGATCCGCATTCCAAACATTGATGAGATCCTGAAGAAGCCTGAAGAGGCTGTGCAGATGGACCCAATCGATGAAAACATGAGCGTGATGTATGGCAAGCCCATACGCGCATTCCCAGAGCAGGACCATGACGCGCACATTGCAGTTCACATGCAGTTCCTGCAAGATCCATCTTTGGCTGGCAATCCCGGTGCAAAGGCAATGCAGCCTGTATTGATCGCGCATATCGCGGAACATATCGCATTGCTGTACCGTCAGCGCATGGAGGCAAGCGTTAATATCCCACTGCCACCACTGCCAGATTTCAAAGATATGAAGATCAAGTTTAACGATGTAGATCCAGAGCAAGATCGCTTAATTAGCCAACGCGCTGCACAAGTTGTGGCGGCATCGCCTCAAATGAAGCAGATCGAAGCGTTGCGCGGTATGGGTCAAAAGGGTGGACAGCAAGGAAATCCTTTGCAATACGCACAGGAATTGGCCAAGCTGGAGACAGAAGCTCTGAAAGCAAGAACGCAGGCGCAGATTCAATCGGATCAAGCCAAGGCGCAATCAAACATTCAGATCAAGCAAGCAGAAGCAAGGCAGGATATGGAGATCGAAATGGCCAAGGCGCAAGCAGATATGCAGGCCAAGATCACCAAGCTAGAAACAGAGTTGCAGCTTGAGAGAGAAAAGAACGCAGCTAAAATTCAGATGGAGGCGATGAAGAATGTACCCAGAGTATAGACTTCCTCCAATTAATCCTGCTGCGTTCGGCGGTTTACCGCAGCAGGGTCCACGAAGTGGCCCTCCTAATCCTCCCATACAAGGAGGGCCACAGGGCCAGCCTCCTATGGATATGAGCAAATACTTGATGAATAAAGTGGCTGAGATCCGCGAAAGAATGGGCGCGGGTGATATGGGTGCGCTGAGTGCAATTGCAGATGCAATGCCACAGCCGCAAATGAATGTGGCGGCACAGCCTGCACCACAGCCCCCAGTACAACAACAGAAGAGGATGGCATAATGTGTTTTGGTGGCGGTGGCGGCAATGACAATGACAATGACAATGACAACGACAATAGCAACAGCTTTACAGAAACGCTGGCAAATATATTTACGCCAAACGATGGCGCATCTTATGTAAATGGTAATCTTGTTGATGATGCTACTGGCGCATCAATCTCTGCTGGTGGAACAACATCCACAGGCAATGTTATTTCTGGAAGAGCCAATACCACCAGCAATGATGATGACAACAGGCCACCTCCTGCGGCAGTAACAGCCACTAAACCAGCAACAGCCACGCAACCAGCGACAGCCACAACCACTGGGGCTTTGCCAGCCGATACAAAACCTCGTCCGACATCGACAGCGGGTGTTTCAAACAGCGCAAGAGAAAATTTTGCAAACTTACTCACGCCATTTGATGGCGCATCTTACGTCAATGGTCAGTTAGTTGATGATAAAACTGGAGCATCTTTGACAGGTGGCGGTTACTCTTCAACGGGTGATTACATTTACGGCGTTTCAGACGATTCTAGCAACAATGTGTTAGACACAACTGGAATGGATTCAGACGAAATTTCAGTGGCAACAGCCCAGCAGCAAATGCAAGAAGATATACCTCCGGGCGATCTGGCTTATTTTGCGTCATTCTTGCCGGGTATGGTTAGCCCCATGTTCGGAGGCATTCTTGGCGAGAAAATGTTATCGGGTGGAATTGAGGACAGAAAGTCAATTATTGATCAGCAAGTTGCTGCCTTAGAAATGGGAGCCACACCGCAGTTCGATGCCCAAGGAAACTATGTTGGCTTTGATAATTCAACTATGTCTACGTTTGGGGAACAGGTCTTGGGCGCAGATGACATTATGGCATTTTTGCCTCCCGGTCCACAAAATCCAGCTTATAACCCAGATGCTAATCAAGATGGCATAGATGACTATGATCGATTTAGAACTGTTTATGATGCCCAAAGCACCGCTGCTGCCGCAGATCCAACTGGCATGAGTACAGAGGGTGGGTTTGTCACAAGTGGTGGTGATGAGTATTATATTCAGGGCG